TTAGTAAGTGCACCCCATGTACCGGAGTTTTCACCTGTTGCCTGAAGATTTAATCCTAAATTACTAAACGTACTTGCCATATTAGATTCTATTTATCACTATTTTAAAGTCTTGTCATCATGGTAAATTAACCCATGTTTGACCTGTTGTTACATTAACAGTACTCCAAGTTTGTCCAGTTGTTGGACTTATAGCAGACCACGTTTGACCTGTTGTTGGGTTAACAGTACTCCAAGTTTGTCCTGTTGTCGGATTTATAGCAGACCAAGACTGACCTGTTGTAGGATTTATAATAACCCAGCCGTATATAATAAGACTTCCCGTTCCAACTGTCAATTGATTTGATGTTGGTATTATTACTTGTTGAGTAGAAAGTGTTACTGTTCCAACTCCTAAATTTACATCATTTCCTGTAACTTTATATGTAGATACAATTGTAGGAGTGCCTACTTGTACAGAAACACTTGATCCTGTAGCTAAAACACCAGCCCCTAAAGATAATGTCGGATCGCCTGTAGATATAGTTACTTCATTACCATCTACATCTATAAAGTTTTTAGCTGTAACTTGAACATTGCCAACGGCTGTTACAACACTTGATCCTGTAGCTTGTATAATAGTTGGTAAAGCAATTATAACTTGACCCGTTCCTATTTGAACGCTTGATCCTGTAGCGGTAATAATATTATCTAATTTAAATGATAGAGTTCCCGATTGGATATCTAATTCTTCACCAACAACTGCATCAGTTATATTTCCACCTGCAATAATATTTGGACTTTGAACTAATAGATCTAATAAATTTGTTGTAACATCAACATTTGATTTAGCAATAACAGTTGCATCACCAATTGTTAAAGTTACTTGATCACCGGTTACATCTACAGTTGCTTTACCAGCAAATTGTAATGTGCCTGTTTGAATACCTAATTCATTAGATGATAATATAACTTCTGCTTTTCCAGAAACTGCAACTTGTGCATCTTGTAAAGATAAAGTTAATGCAGGATCAATAGTGCCAATATTCCACGCTCCAGATCCCCATGCCGCTCTTCCCCATCCATCTATTAATCCAACTTCAACAGTAACAGGTATAGAAGCTTGAGCACTTCCTGTTTGTAATTGAATTAAATTAGTTGTGATTGGAACAACAATGTCTAATGAAAATTCAACTGTGCCAATAGATACCTGCGCGCTCGCGCCCGAGACATCAAAAACAACAGGAAAAGAAAAAGCTACAGTTCCTACATTTGTTTGTAATTGTAAATCAGAAGAAGGAGCTGATTGATTCCAAGTTGAAGAACCCCAAGTGGATCTTCCCCATCCATCTTCAGCGCCTACTAAAACTGTAACGTCTTGACCTAGACCGCCCCAGTTATAAGCATCCCATTCTCCAAAGCCCCATGAAGTATTTGTAGCCATAATTTTTATGGCGAACTACTACGAAATTCTTATGATCGCGCTCGTAGAATTAGCTGCTGGGAATTGAATAGTAAAGTCGCCGTTTGTTGAAGTTTTATTACCACCAAAATCTAATACCACAACTGATTTATTAGAACTTGTACTATTATAAATTAATGCTGCAGAAGCAGTAATTGTAGCTGTTGAAAAAGTTACATCATTAAAATCTACAAATGCAATATTTTGTGCAACTGTTGGTGAAATATTTACAAGTGCAGCTCCCGTTGCTGTATAACCTGTACCACTAACTTCGTTAGTAGTTGTATACGCAGTTGTTGATGCTGCAGAAAAACCTGTAACAGTTGAATATAATGCTAATTTAAATGCATCGCCTGTGCTCGCTGTAAAATCGTGAATTGCTTCAAAAAGTTCTTCTTTAAAACTATCTGGTACTATATTTGCCATATTAACTCCTATTATTATTAGATGGTGGCGGAGAGTCTACCACAACACGTGGTTCTCCATCAACATATTCGTCTCTTCTTCTTCTACCTGTTTGTTCAACACCGAAAGATTCTCTCGCTTGTTGATATGATTGTTCGTAAACTTGTATCATATTATCAGGACCTTTCAAGTATTTATATGTTTCTACTAAAGATCCGTAAAGAAGTAAATCTTGGGCAAAAGTAGATATATAAGTAGTTGAAGTTGTTGAACTACCAGCTGTTATAGAAGTTCCTTGTGAATAATAAGCAATATTAATTGCATAAGTTGTATTAGGTGTTGGCGCTACAAACCAAGTTGTTTCATTAAAATTTGCGTAGTATCTTGGTTTAGCATAATAAGTAGAGTTACCAGGTAAATTATTAAATTCTGACATGAAAGAACTATCTTTTTGTTCTACAACAGAAGCTTCACTTGTTCCTGGTGTAATCATTTCAACATATCTAATATTACGAAGTCCAGATGGTACAGAAATTGTAGTTGTTCCTGTAACAGCTACTGCAGATGCATATACTCTAAAAGAATCAATATTTAATTCTCTATAAATTCTATTTTCTGCATTTTGTACAACTACAGAAAGAGTAGAATCAGATAATCCATTACTATCTACTTCTGTGTAGTTTCTAATTTGAGTTACTAATTGTGAATAAGTTAGTGCCATATTATATTGTCTCCGCGGTCGCCGATCCACCGCCAATGGTTGTCGTTAAAGAACCAGTTCCTGACGATGCGTTAAAACTATAATTATCTAAATTAACAACTGTTATACTATATCCAGTTGACGTTGTTAAGACTGATTGTTGAAATCCTGAAGAAGTTAAAAATGAATTAACTACTGTTAAATTTTGAAATTTAACTGTATCTGCTGTAGTTTTACCATGACTAGGTTGATTCACTTGTATAGTTGAACTATTTACAGTTACTAAAAAAGCATTATTAGGTAATGCAACTGCTGAAGGACCAACTGAAGGTTGTCCTCCAAAGTTACCGCCCGCGCTCGCGGACGTCTGACCATTAATAGTATATTGATTAGTATTAACTACTGTTAATGAAAATCCAAGTGTAGTATTTAACATTGCATTAGTGAATCCATTAACTGCATTTACATTATTAAATATAATTTTATTTCCTGTTGTTTTTTCATGACCAGGTTCATTTACTAAAATAGTAGAACTTCCTGATGTTGATAACAAAGGATTGAAAGATAATAACACAACCGATAATGGTTCTGTTCTATCTGGTCTTGCATTTAATAATCCTTGCGGATCGTTGCCTGGTACTTTTGGTTCTAATTGAGGTTGTTTAGGTTCGTATTCTGAAGTGTGAACGAAGGATCCATTCCACTCGGTTACCATTTCGTCGTACGGAAACCTTTGTCCAGATCGATCTGATATGGCGTAAGACTTCTTACCTGTAGCAAAAGTTGTCATTATACACCATCTCCATAGAATGTTTTTGGTGATATAAATAACGAGGTGCGTTGACCGTCTTCTTGTAAAGCTCTTTGTAATTCATCTTCATAAATTAATTTTAACATTTCAGTTTTTTCTGGTCGGTATGTAATACTTAAATAATAAGCTAGTCCTGAAGTTAAACATGGTAAAAATCTAAATACAACATCTGGAGTATTTGTATATCTTCCACCATCTTCTATTCTTGCAAGATAATAAAATTTTAATTGAAAATTACTTGGTGTTGATGAACTAGAAAATCCTGATCCTGGTGTTTGATATAAAAATACACTTGGACTTGTTGTTCGTTGAACATAATATTGTGAAGGTGTTCCTTGTGATAATTTATTAGGTAAAGCTGCATAAGCAGATCTATCTATTTTAGTTAATGAAGTATCAGTTGGTGATGAAGCACTAGGTGAAGTATTATTTCTAACATAGGCCTCTAATACATCGTTAATATCGTTTGGATAATTTGTCGGATCGGTAGTAAAGTTATATTCAGCTTGGCCCAATACTAAAGGGATCGCGGCTAATTTTACTTTCCATAAATGAACGCCTCTATTATCCCATTCAGATAATAAAATATTTAAATTTCTTCTTGCTGTTTTTAAATGATTACCGGATCTAGCTGTTCCAATACCTACACGTCCATAAGCTTCATCAAAAAGCTCATCTAGTTCAAGATTGAAACTTGTAGTTCCGGAAGTAGCCATCTACTCTCCTACTTGTCTATAAATAACGTAACGTTTAAAGCACTACTGTTTGCTGTTACACCAATTCCATCAATAATTGCTGTACCATTTCTTGTAGCATATAGAACACCATCTTCAGGAATATTTAATGTTTCTGTTTGTCCTGCACCAACTGAAACACTAATAAAAACTTGTGTGTTAGTTGAAGAACTAACAGTTGTAGCATTTGCTAATCCATTAATAATTGCAGTTCCAGAACTTCCTGTTGATTGAATCATATATCCACGAAGTCTTGTAGGTCCAGTAAAAAATACTGCATTTGTGGAACTTGTAACGACTGGTTTTACATCTGATTTCATTTTATCTCCTTATATTAAGGAGCTCTTTCGAGCTCCTTAAAAATTAATTATTATACCGCAGCACTAAATGGAGTAGCTGGTGTACCTGTACATCCAGTATCAACATTAACTTTCCATTGAGTAGAACTAATAGCTGTGCAAGTTATTTTAGAATAAGTTACACCACCTGTAGTACTACCATTTAAAGTAATAGTGTCAGATGCTGCTACTGTTTCAAAACCTACCATGTTATCAGAAGTGTCATCAATAAATTTTGCACCTCCAACCATAACATCATTTGCGTTAGCTACTTGTACAATTAAATTTCCTGTTTTTGTAATAGATGCAAAAATTTCAAAAGATGCACCAAGGTTATTTAAATTGTTGTAGTCTGTAGGACCTGCAACTTCAGCGTTAGCTGTAGCGTTAAGCGCCGGTAATGTAAAAGTTACTGCACCTGCAGAATTGTTAATTACAATTCTTCCTGCATGATCCGCAACAGTTAGCGCTGTGCTTGTGTTTAATGTTTTAATGTTTCCTGGTCCTGTATTGATAAATCCATTTTTGGATATTACTGGACCTGAAAAAGTTGTATTTGCCATAGTTATGTTCTCCTAGTTATTCCAATCTAGTCTCTAGGCCGTCGACTATACGCGTCTAGATC